CTTTGACCCTGCCCATGAGCTTTACTATTTACACGCGCGGGAATGGACACTTGACAAGGTAAAGGAATGGCTAAAACAATAGCAATCCATCAGCCAAACTTCTTCCCTCACCTGGCTTTCTTTGAGAAGATGAGGCAAAGTGATATGTTTGTTATTATGACCCATTGCCAATATACGAGCGGAGGTTATCAGAACCGCTTTCGATATAATGGCAAGTGGTTTACTATGGGCGTAGACCGCGGCAAACATCTGATTAAAGACAAGTGCTTTGCTCGCTTTGGGTATAGCTGGATGAAGATCAAAAAGGCCTTACCACAGTTAAGCCAATTCGACCAGGACATCACAATGATGTTAGGCCCGACCAATACCCGGATCATTAAGAGAATAGCAAAGCTGCAAGGTATTGAAACACAGATCGAAAGCGACTACCCAACAGACATAAACTCGACAGAGCGCCTTGTGGACATCTGTACTCATTACGGGGCCAAGACCTATCTTTCAGGGCCGAGCGGGGCGAAGTATCTCGATATAGAACTTTTTCACAGGGCGGGTATTGATGTAACTTTCCAGGAGCCATCAGAATCAAAGCCGATAATAGATTTATTATGATACTTTCAGAACTTTCAGAAAAACAATTAGAGATAATGGGCGAAATGGTTGTTTTGTCTTTAGCCAACTTAGCAGCAACAGCCGAGCGACACGACAACAAAGACGGTGATGAACTAAGGGCGCTGACAGGATGGTTTATAGCCAACGGGACAAAGTACCAAGTTCAAATATCATTCACGCCAAAAGAAGGAGCGTGGATGAGAGAAGATGAGGCAGAAACGGTCAGGATAACAAATGTAACAACATTAGAAGTGGGGGGCGAAGCATGAGCATTGACGCAGTAATCCTATCAACAAACGAACATCCCTATTATGTTGATTTTTGGCCTACGGTTGCGAGGGCTTATAAAGCATTAATGCCGGAGGTAGAGGTATGTTTAGCTTACTTAGGTGAACATAGAAACATACCGCAATCATTCCTCGATGCTGGTAACGTGGTACAAGTGCCGCCTGTTTTCGATGTGCCACAATTCGCACAAGCTAAAATGGCTCGTTTCTTTATTGCTTCTCAACTTGAGGACAAAGTCTGCTATATTGATGACATCGACCTCATACCTTTAGACCGCAACTTCATCACAGATAAAACAGACAAGCGGCCCAAAGATCATTTGCTTTGTGTAGGCGGTGAGGTCTATCACAACGGAGGCACGTATCCAATTAGCCAAATGACAGCGGAGGGCTACCTGTGGAAAAAGTTTATTAACCCGTCTGGCTTATGTTGGGAGGACTTAATTCACCAATGGGCGCAAATGCCTGAGATGTTCGACCAGCACGAAAACATGATGCAGGTCAATCGCTTTGACTTGGATAAGTATTTTTCAGACGAGCGGTTCCTTAGAAAGTTGATAGCGATGAACCCTGTGGATAAGTTCGAGCTGCCTCGTGGTTATGGTAACATATTAGACGCAACCCTTGACCGTATGGAATGGAAACTCGATGAGGATAAACTAAAGGCGGGCGGCTATGTTAACGCGCATTGCAGCCGACCTCACGACCCAAGAGAAACAAAGCCTCTGATAGACTATTTGGAAAGTTTGTAATTTAGCAGCAAAGGATAGCTGATGGAGTATCAAAAGAAAATGTTTGGCGGCACACTCAAAGACGTTGATGTTAAGAGCGGAACAGTTACCGGCTATTTTGCAGGATTCGGGAATGTAGATTCTGATGGCGACATGATAACCCCTGGCGCTTTCAAGAAGTCTATCAATGAACGAGGCCCGGATGGGGTTAATAGGATCGCGCACTTATTACAGCACGACACATATCAACCATTAGCAAAGCCGCATGTTCTACAGGAGGACAGCAAAGGGCTTTACTTTGAATCTACTATTGCAGGGACAACCTACGGCAAAGATGCGCTCTTGCTATATGAGGCGGGGGTTTACAATGAGCACTCGGTCGGATTTCAGACTATCACTTCCGAGCGCATGGAGTCGGGCACTGGCATTTATTACGAACTCAGAGAAGTGAAACTTTGGGAGGGATCGACTGTAACTTGGGGCGCAAACTCCGAGACTCCTTTCATTGGATTCAAGTCAGCCGGCAAAAAACAAATCGGGGATCGTTTCGATAAATTGATTAAGGCAATTAAAATCGGAACCCTCACAGACGAAACAATTCACTCAATCGAACTTGAGATAAGACAGATAAAAGCACTACTCACTCAGGAGCCGTCCACAGACACTCTCGGAGATGATGAGCCGCTCAAGATTTTTACGAGTCGATTGAATATTCTTTAATTCATTAAAATCAATCAAATGAGCGATCAAATAAAAGACATTCAGAAGCTCGCGGACGGTATCAACCTGAAGCACAAGGAGCTCGAAGGAAAGATCGGAACTCAGGAGGAGGCTTTGAAAAAAGTCAATGCAGAGATTGAGGAAAAAGGACTAACATCCGACCTCAAATCGAAATTGACAACCATCTCCGAAGAGTACAACGATTCTTTCAAAGCGTTAAAAGACTTGCAAGCTAAACAGCAGGAGCAGGTTGACGCAATTGAAACGAAGCTGAAAAGGACTGGCCCAGGTGGGGACAAGCCTCAGAATTTCAAGCAGCATGTCCGGCACGTTGTTGATGAGAATCTCGAACAACTAACAGCCGTAGGCGAAAGGAAACAGGGTAGCGTTACTTTGAATCTGAAAGCCGATATGACTGTAGGCGCTGATTTCACAGGCGATGTTATTCGCCCTGACCTTCACGGAGGCGTTTATTCAGATCCATTGAGAGCCGAGCACATTCGCGATTTCATGAACGTGACAGCAACAACCTCAGATACTATTGATTTCATTCAGGAATCGGCGGTAAGTAATGGGACAGGAACAACAACCGAAGGAAGCGCAGCCAGTCAAACGGATTACGACTTCACTCAAACAGATGCAAGCGTACGAAAGATTAACACGTATCTAACCATTTCAAAAGAGATGATGAACGATGCACCTTTCGTAGCCAACTACATCCAATCGAGAACCATCGGACATTTGTTGAACAAAGAAGATCAACAAATCATGTACGGTACGGGCTCAGCTCCTCAGATTTCAGGTATCATTGGTGGCACTAACTACCAGGCATACACGGACATTATCAACGACAGCAACGCTCAAGAGTTTGATGTGTTGGCTCAGTTCACCACGAATGCGAGAGTTGATGAGTATGTACCTAACCTGGCATTGGTTCATCCAAATGACTACTTCCAGTTTTTAACAGCCAAAGACGGGAACGGTGCTTACATTCTGCCTAACGTATTCACAGGTGCGCCCATCGTTGTTAACGGTGCGCGGCTGATGCAATCAACGGCAGTAACCGAGCGCGATCTTTTGGTCGGTGACTTCATGATGGGAGCAACACTTGCGATCCGTGAGGATGTGACAGTGACTTTCTCGAATCAGCACAGCGACAACTTTACGAAGGGATTCGTCACAATCCTTATCGAAGAGCGTGTGGCCTTACCAATTTACCGAACGAATGCTTTCGTTTACGGTACGATTGACTCAGCCCTTGGGTTGGCAACTGGGTAAGCTGCTTTGAACATTGTCGCACATAGTCCGAATTATGTCCCTCGGTCTAATCATGGGGGAACGACAATGCTACATGATTACCTCCGGGCAATGGCTCGGAGGGGTCATGTCTGCATAGCCGTATCGGATGATGCGACAGGCGAACTGATAGACGGAGTTGTGACTGTGAAGTCCAACTCCGTTTCTTTAGTTAAACTGTGCGAAGGTGCTGATGTGATTATCGGGCAACTCGGTAAGACCGGAAAGGTTTACAATGTAGGCGCATACACAAGCACTCCGACAGTCTTTATCATTCACTCCATTCAAGCCTATTCTGTTTTACAGAACAATGCAAAGCCAATTATCTATACCTCAAACCATACGAAAAACGGATGCGAAAACATCTACCCAAACAATGACTTTGAAGTCTGCCGACCTATCGTTGATCTCGACAAATACAGGATCGAACGCGAGCCTAAATACATTACATTGGTAGGCCTTGACAACAACAAAGGCGGCTACTTTCTGCAAGAGTTGGCGGCTAAACTCCCCGATGTTCAATTCTTGGGGGTCTGTGGCGGCTATGGTAAGCAGGTAACAGGCCAGCCGGATAACGTCACTGTGATCGAACACACTACCGACATGGCAAGTATTTACGCAATGAGTAAAGCGGCTATCATACCAAGCAAAACAGAATCTTTTTGCAGGGTCGGACTCGAAGCAATGGCGGCAGGTTGTCCCGTGCTGGCTTCCGACATCGGGGCGTTACATGAATCATTTGGAGATGCGGCTTTATATTTGCCCTATGACGTTAAACAATGGGCAAGGGCGATCAATCAACTCGGCCCCGATACATTGAAACGATTAAGCGGGTTGAGCAAGAGACGAGCCAACGAAGCCGAAAAGGAATACTCAAATGATTACGATAATTTTGAGAAGTTCCTTGAGAAGCAAGTCCCAAAGAAAAAAGAGGACAAGCGAAAGCGGAAAACGAAAGAGGAGAAACTTAAACTCACAACGAAATGAGCCTAATTCAAAGAGCAGATACAACCATCCTGGCAGACCTTGCGATCACAACAGCGGCAACTGAGAACCCTGTCGCGGATTCTGATTTGAAAAGCTATGCCAAGATCAGCAACTCAACAGATGATGCTCTCATTACTATATTGGCAAATTCTGTGAGTGATTGGGTGTCTAAATACTTGGGGCGCTCGCTTGTTAACCAAACCATTACGGCCTACTTTTCGCAGTACAGCCATAAAGTTTATTTGCCTTATCCGCCTGCGGTATCCATAACAAGCGTAAAGCAAAAGAGGCTGAATAGCTCCGAAACATTTACAGCCAATTCAGATTATTACCTCATGGGAGTGCAGGACAAATGGCTCGAATTTCCAACAACGGCAACGTTGCCGGCAGGAACTTCACCAGGTGACAACGTGGGCGACTATCAATTGGAGGTCGTTTACGTGGCGGGCTATGGCACAACAGGCGAGGACGTACCCGCACAAATCCGTGAGGCATGTATGAGAATCTTTGCCAACAGTTACAAACATCGCGAGGATGATGTGATAGGGGCCGCTGTGGTCAATGTTGACCGTACCTCATACATGATGCTGCAACCATTCAGAAATATGAGAATGCTATAATGAACATCGGGGAATTTAATGAGCGCGTAACACTTCAAACCCTGACCAGTTCGGCAGATGGTCGGGGCGGGTTGACGGAAAAATCGTGGAGTTCAGGCACAGCGTATTGGGCGAAGGTGGTGCAGCTTGACGCGAAAAAGATGTTTGAGGAGGGCCGCGATTTTCAGGGCAACGCATACGAGGTTTATTTTCGGTATAATGAGTTCACGATTTCAACAAACGGCAACAGCCGACTAAACTATAATTCAATCGCTTTGAAGATTCACAGTGTTGAGAATGTGAAACAGGGAGAAAGGTTCTGGCGAATAATTGCATACGATGCTTAGATGGCAACGATTAGCGTAAATATGAACACTTCCGAAGCCATAGCGAAAATTCGCTCTTATGGCATGGCGGCTCGTGGTCGGTTAAAAGATCATGTATCGAATACCGCTTTGATTGTCGAGCGGAAGGCAAAGAAGCTATGCCCTATTGACCAAAACCGACTACGATCTTCGATACGACTGATGGATATGTCATTTGATGGGTTTGGTGCTGAGGTCGGAACAGACGTACATTACGCCCCTCATGTCGAATACGGGACAGCCGCTCACGTTATACGGGCAAAGGGTGCAGGATTGAGTAATAAGAAAGGAAGTCCTAAGAGCATAGCCGCAACAGGAGGCCCCGCTTTCTTTGGTAAGGAGGTTAACCATCCCGGCACAAGAGCGCAACCGTTTATGTTGCCAGCAGCCGAAGGCGCTCGCAATGGGTGGCTAAAAGGCATTAAAGAAATACTAAGGAACGTCAAATGAAAGACCCTGCGGACATATTACAAAAGGGCTACTTCTCCACTCTTAACGGGTCGATCACTCAGGACGGTGATGCGGTTGGGGTTTATGACCATGTCCCGGACGGTACCGTCTCCTATCCCTACATTCGGTTTGTTAATTGCATAACGGTCGATGATGGGAACAAATCCGATGACGGGGCAATTTGTACGATGACCATATCTGTCGTGTCGAAGTTTGCAAATAACTTTGGAGGCAAACTAAAGGTGAACCAAATCAGCGACAGCGTTACTCAGCTTATACGAACAAGGCCGAGCGGCTACATTGATCTAACCTCGGACGGGTTTACGATGCTCACCAGCACTTTAGAGAATGCAACCATAAACGAGTATGCGGTTGAAGGCGGGCGCATTGTTGAAAAGATTCTAACATTCAAACATATCATTGCAGAAAATTAAAAAGAACTAATTTTATCAAAACGTAAATACACAAGTCATGGCAAAATTTAATGTAACTGATTTAATCCTGAAAATTGACGGTACTGCCGTTGCACATTGCACAGAGGCAACGCTGACAATCAATCAGGACTTACCAGACGCAACTACCAAAAGTAGCGGTGGATGGGCCGAACACATTAACGGTTTACGCGATTGGGAGGTATCAGTCGCAGGGTTAACCGATTATTCCGCAAGCGGTGGGACGCAACTCGCTGACATGATTCTCAACAGAGATAATGCAGAGATTGTTTTCGGCACAACTACTTCCGGGGATGTGACCTACACAGGCACTTGCGATGCTTCCAGTTTGGAGCAAGGCGGGGGATTTGAGGAGGTCGCTTCATGGAGCGGATCACTGAAAGGAACTGGCGCAATAACCAAAGGAACGGTATAATGAAAGGCTTTGCCATGATAAGCATAGGCGGCAAAAAGCGGCCTATCAAGTTCGGGACAAATCAGACTGTTATCCTTTGTGAATTGCGGGACTGCACTATCGCGGACATTCAACAAATGATGTCTATCGAAAAGATACAGGCCCAACAAATTACAGGTGGTGAAATCGTTGATCTTTTGTACTCTGCTCTTTTAGCAGGGGCGAGAACAAAGGACTCAGCCGAGGACTTTACCCGTCATGCCGTAGGCGACTGGATTGATGAGATGGATCAGGACGAATTGACGCGGGTCTTTTCCGTGATGGCAGCATCTCAACCCGTTGCAAAAAAAAAGGCAACCAGGGCGAAGCAGGCAGCGAACTAACCTGGGATGAAATGTTGACCCTTGCTTGTGAAGCGGGGGCAACGCCCGATGAATTTTGGCGAATGTCATGGCGGGAATATAGCTGCTTTGTCGAGGGCCACAAGGCGAAGCGTAACGATGACTGGCTGCGATGGCGCGAGCTAATGGCGGCAATGTATAACACGAGCGGCAACATGAAAAAGGGCAAACGGATGAAAGGCAAGGACTTTATTAAATTACCTGGTGACATGCTCGACTTCACTCCCAGTTCTACCTACGAACAGTTTGTCGCAGCCTGTAAACGATTCAATCTAAAACTACCGGAAGCATAGATGGCAACTGTCGCAGATTTACGGGTCGCAATTGGAGCCGATGTAGGCGACTTTGATAAGGCTATGAAGGGCGTTCAACGCTCTTTAGACCAGGCAGGTAAGAAGATGGTCAGCATGGGTAAAACTATGTCTGTCGCTCTTACCGCACCTATTGCCGCGCTTGGGGTTGCATCTGTTGCAGCATTCGACAAACAAGCAAAGGCCGAGGGTAAACTCCGGGCAGCACTACAAGCCAACGGTCGGGAGGTGGGTAAACTATTCAGCGACTATCAAACTTTTGCCCAGGAGCTACAAAAGGTTACAACCATAGGCGATGAGGCGACCTTGCAACTTTTGCAGGTAGCGGAAAGCATGGGCCTTTCAGGTGAAGCCGCCAAGACAGCAGCGAAAGAAGCTATTGCAATGGAAGCCGCGCTCGGAATCAGCGAGCAGTCAGCAATCAGATACACGGCAGCACTCGCGGCTGGCGATGCCACAATGCTAAAGCGATACCTACCCGCTTTGAGAGGCATTGAGGATCAAGCAGAAATGACAGCGAAAGCGCATGAATTGCTGGAAAACATGTTTGGCGCAGCAACCTCACAGGCTGAGGTAGGATTAGGCCCATTGAAGCAACTACAAAACCAATTCGGGGATTTAACAGAAGAAGCGGGCGCTGTGATTGCGGAGGCTTTACTCCCAATGATTGACACACTCAAGGATGTCGTAACATGGATGCAAAACCTCAGCCCTGAAGCAAAGGCTGCGGGCGTAGGTATTGCAGCAATCGGAGCGGCAGCGGGGCCGGCTCTGATGTCTATAGGTTTGATGTCGAGCGGATTCTCTACGATTGTTCCACTATTGCCAAAGATGGTGGCAGGTATTAAGTCTATTAACTTCGCATTGATCGCGACTCCCTGGGGCGCTATTGCTCTTGCCATTGGGTTAGTCGTGGGCGCTCTGTTGTCACTAAATCAAGAAGCTGCGGCAACTGTTGACGAACTCGGAAATCTAACTGCCGCAGGGGAGAGTACTATTTTCGATGCAATAGATGAGGGGGCTACTCTTTCGGGCTTTAGTGTTAAGCAATTAAACCAAGCATTAAAGGCGGCAAAGACAGACCTCAACAAAGCCACTGACGCTGTAAAGAATAACGAAGCAGCGACAGGGCCGTGGCTCGTTAAGTTGTTGGAGGAGGAGGACAGGATGCGGGCAATCATTGACCAGCTCGGTAAGGAGATAAAAGTCAGAGGTGCACTTGAAAAGAAACTCGGAGACCAAACAACAGAGGAGGATGTTTTAACGAAAGCATACAAAGATCAATTAAAGGCACTTGAAAAGCTAAATAAAGAAACAGCCGAACGCGAACCGGGCGCGACCGAAAAAGTATCCCCTGCCGGAGGTGGCGAGTCGGGTGATTTATCACCATCACCTTTAGTCGATATGTTAACAGACATACCAACGAAGACGAGCGAAGCCCTTTCCGCAATGGATCTATTCAAACAGGGTTTATGGCGGGTAGGCGATGCGGCCCGAAGCATGGCAGACACCACGAATGAATCCTTTAATGCTGTGATGAATGGAGTGGCGAATACGGCTAATATCATTAGTGAGATGGCAGCCAATGGGTTTAGCACCACGACTGAAAAGATCGGGGCGGCATTGTCGGTTGCTACGGAGGTGGTCGGAGTGATTGGTCAAATCTACGCAGACCAGGCGGCACAGGAGGAAGAGCGGATAGATTCGCAACTCCAAAAGCAAATAGAGGCAGTCAATCAGAGTACACTATCAGAGGAAGATAAACAAAAGAAGATAGTAGATTTAACAAATATCGCAGAAGATAAAAAGACCAAAGCAAGGTCAAAGGCAGCCAAACAACAAAAGGCGATAGCTATCGCCGAAGCTGTTATCAACACGGCAGCGGCTATCGTTTCAGCA